AAAAGTACCTACATCAGTTGTTGCTACAGGTGCAGTAAACAATAGCCTTGAGTTTAGTAATACTCACAGTATAGCTAGTGTAAGTTCTTTATTTACCGTAGGCATTATTTCACCTAATATAAAAGAGCCAGTACCTACTGCAGGTTTTTTTACAGGTTCTGTTGGATCTCTTACCTTACACACTACAGCGGGTGTTACAGGAATATCTGCTACTAATAGCAACAACAACGTAACAACAACTGCAGTAGTATTTAATTTTGAAGCAGTAAAAAACTTGTACAGTAAAAGACGTACTGTTATTATACCAAGGGCGGCATAATGAGTACTTCAGCAGAAAGAACAGCAAGAGTATCACAAGAAAACAGAATAGTGTTTGTTTATAAATCATCTACTTCCTCTGATAGAATTGCTAAAGTACCAGAACAAAACAGAACAGTTTTTGTAGAAAGACGCCCAACTACTGCAGAAAGAACTGTATATGCAACTGAGGATTAAAAATGAGCTTTCGTTGGCCTAATAAAGACCCTGATGAGCAACTAGACTACAGCATTGACTGGTCTAGGTTCTTAGGTAACGGTATTACTATTACGGGTGTACAGTGGTCTGTAGATGCTGCTGATGGTACAAAGACAACTATTGCAGGTGGAGCTACAGTAAACAGTGTACAAAACGTATCGCAAAGCCACACTAATACAGTAGCTACAATTAATATTGGATCTGGAACTAATAACGTAGAGTATAAATTCTATTGTAGAATTACAGATAGTTCAGGTAGTCAGGCAGAACGTGTAGTTAAACTACGAGTAAAGGAACGTTAAATGGCATATGATTATTTAGGTTTAGTAAATGATGTCAACAGACGTTTAAACGAAGTAGAACTTACTGCAGATAACTTTGCATCTGCTATTGGTTTTTATTCCGCTACCAAAGAAAGTGTAAACTCTTCAATTCGTTTTATTAACCAAGAACAATTTGAATGGCCTTATAATCACGTAGAGCAAGAAGATACTCTTACTCCTGGTGAAGTACGTTATGCTTATCCTGCAGACGCTAAAACGATTGACTTTGATAGTTTCCGAATAAAAAGGAATACTACTTTTAATAATAGTACTCAGAGATTAACTACCCTTTCCTATGAAGAGTACCTTGACAAGTTTATTGACCTTGAATATAATTCCGACGAAACTGTTAGAACTTTACCTAATCGTATTTTTAGAACTCCGAGTCAGGAGTATGGTGTAGTACCTTCTCCCGATAAAGCTTATGAGTTAGTCTATGAGTATTATAGATTACCTGTAGACTTAATTAGTGCAACAGATGTACCTACAGTGCCTGAACAGTTTAGACATGTAATTGTAGATGGTGCTATGTACTATGCCTACTTGTTTAGGGGTAATTCTCAAGATGCTACTATAGTTTACCAAAAATATATTGAAGGTATAAAGAACATGAAAACTCTTTACATCAATAGGTATGACTACTTAAGGAGCACTGTTATAACTTCAAATAGTAAATTAGTGAGAGCTTTATAATATGCCCACTGCTTGGCAGACATTTCCAGTAGAATTTCGTGGGGGTCTGATTACTAATGTCAGTCCACTGCAGCAAGGTATTAATGCTGTAGGATCTGCGAGAGAGCTACGTAACTTTGAGCCATCTATTGAAGGTGGCTACAGACGTATACAAGGTTACACAAAGTATAACTCTACTGCTGTACCTTCTTATGGTGCAACTAAAGTACAAGGTGGTAGTCAATCTGGTACTACCTTAAACATGGCTAGTATTTTTGTTACTGCTGCAGTAGGCGATAAGTTTACTATAGCGGGAAATGCCACAGAGTATACTATATCTAATATTGCAGTTGGATCGTCAGGCTATAACGACACGAATAAAACACTTACTGCTACAATTACACCTGCTCTTGCAGCTACACCTGCAGATCAAGCAGCTATTACTTTTGTAAATAATACTAACTTAATTCAAGGTGTAGGTTATTTTAATTCAGAAGTATTTGCTTATCGTGATGGTGCTATTTGGAGTAACGACACAGCAGGTGCATGGTCACAAATTAATGTACCTAGTTATGGAACTGTTTTAGTAAATGGTGCAAGTCAAACAGGTGGTACAGTTGCTATAGATGGTTTAACGGGTGTGCCGTATATTGGAGACACTTTTACTATTGCTGGTGTTGCTAAGATATACACAGTTACAGCAGAACCTACAGTTACAAGTGGCGGTGCTACTGTATCTATCGCACCTAACTTAGCAAGTAGCCCTGCAGATGATGCAGCTATTACTTTTCTAGCCACAGATAGAGGCAGCAATAATAAACTACGGTATAGCCGTTACAATATTACTGGTACACCTACTATCATGTTTGTAGATGGCGCTAACTACCCAGCTAAGTATGATGGTGCAACGTTTACTACACTCAATGAAGCGCCTACAGATTTAATTGCTGCACAGTTTGTAGTAAACTTTAAAAATCAATTATTTTTTGGTAAAGATAATTTAATAGTATTTAGTGCGCCTTATACAGATACTGACTTTACTGCTGCTGCAGGTGCAGGAACAATTAATGTTGGAGAAGATCTAACAGGACTTATTGTTTACCGTGATCAGCTTATTATTTTTACTCGTCGTAGAATATTTAGATTAACTGGCGACACTATTGCAAACTTTGTGCTTGCACCTATCACACTAGACATTGGTTGTGTCAGTGAAGACACTATTCAAGAAATAGGTGGAGATGTAATGTTTATGGCACCTGATGGTCTTAGGTTACTAAGTGCTACAGATCGTATTGGTGACTTTGGATTATCTACTGCATCTAAACCAATTCAAGATGTAATGACTAGCTTTACTTCTGGAAATACAAGTTTTGCTTCTTGTGTTATCCGTGGTAAAAGTCAGTATAGAGTTTTTGGATATGCCCCCAGTGTCTCTAAAACATCTGCTAGTGGTATCTTAGGTACACAGTTTGCTGATCAATCTGCTCAAGGAATGGCATGGGCAAGACTACGTGGAATTAAAGCTTATGTAGTTGATAGTTACTATGACGATAACATTGAAGAGCTTGTATCTTTTGCGTTTAATGATGGCATAGTATATCAAATGGAACAAGGTAGTTCTTTTGATGGCGATAATATTAGGGCTACCTTTAGTACTCCACACTTTGTAATTAATGATCCAAGAATACGTAAGACATTATATAAGCTGACTACTTACGTAGATCCACGAGGATCAGTAACAGGTCAAGCAGCATTGAAGTTAGACTTTGACCAACCTAATTCAATTGAACCAACACCAGTTACCTTTAGTAATGGTGCAACATCAACAGCATCTTTTTATGGAGATGCATCATTTGGAACAGCTACCTTTGGCGGTAAATTAGTAAATGTATTTACCAATCAAATAGTAGGCGCAGGAAGATCTGTCTCATTACAGTACGTATTTGACAGCACAGATCCAGAGTTTTCGCTGGATGCTTTAGCATTAGAATTTGCTACTAACGACAGACAATAAGGAACAGAAAAATGGGAACAGGTTACACACGTAACGATACCGCAGACAACATTGCAGACGGTAACATCATTAACGCTTCGGATCTTGACGGTGAATTTGACGCACTGCAATCTGCCTTTGATAATAGTTCAGGGCATACACACGATGGTACTGCAGGTGAAGGTGCGCCCGTTGAAAAGGTAGGACCAAACCAAGAAGTTGTTGTAACAGCCGCTGTTTTGCGTCCTGCAGCAAACAATACTATTGATCTTGGTGTTCAGACTACCAATGAGTTTAAAAACTTATATATAGATGGTACAGCCTATCTTGACGCTGTTGATATTGATGGTGGTACTATTGATGGTCTGTCTGTCCTTACAGTAGATAACCTGTCACTCAACGGTAATACAATTACTTCTACTAACACGAATGGTGATTTAAATCTTCGTGCCAATGGTGACGGTATTATTATCATCGATTCAACTGATTTAAAATTTGGTGACACAGATAAAGCTATGTTCGGTAACGGGACTGACTTAAAGATTTATCATGATGGAAGTGAGAGCTATATTGATGATGTGGGTACAGGTTCTTTACGTATCCGTAGTGATAGTACTATTATTCTGGAAGGTACAGATGGCACAAACGGTATTCTAGTTGATACGGACGGAGAAGTTCAGTTGTACTATAATGGTGCAACTAAACTAGAAACTCTTGACACAGGTATTTCTGTAACTGGTGACGTACAAGCATCTGATGATTTAATCTTAGCTAGTGATGGTTCACAGATTACTTTTGGTGCTCATGGTGATGTTGAATTAGAGCACATACATAACTTTGGGCTTACTTTAAAAACTACGGGTACTGGCGATAATGCTTTTCCAGAGTTTGTATTACAATCTAATGAAGATACTATTATTGCTGATGAAGTAATTGGTCGAATTGACTTTGACACTAACTCTACTGCTGGTGGTGTGTCTGTAGGTGTTCAGGCTCGTATTACGATTGATGCTACGGACACATATTCTAGTACTGTAGCTGGTTCTAGGATGGAATTTTACACTACCGCATCAGGTGGTGCTCTAAATAAGGCAATGGTAATTGATCCAGATCAAAGTATTAGATTTACTGGTGGTACTGACGTTAAGTTAGATGCAACTAATGACACACTAGACTTCCCAGATAACTTTAAGATTATGGTGGGTTCTGGTGATGATTTACAGATTTATCATGATGGCAGTAATAGTGTAATTTCAGATGCAGGAACAGGCAATCTTTATATTAAAGCATCTAATCTTATTTTAGAGGATGCTGCGGGTAATAACTACTTACAGGGTACAGCAGGTGCTCAGGTTCGGCTATACCACAACAATGCAACTAAACTTACCACTGCCAGCACAGGTGTAGACATTACAGGTGCTTTTACTGCTACTGATGGATCTACTATCACTGTAGGTGATAACTCTGTTGCTTTAGATCTTGTCTCTACAGATACAGATGCTTCTCAGGGTCCAATACTTAGACTATCTAGAGATGTTGTTGGTGCAGCAAGTGACATTATTGGCACGATACAGTATTATGGGCAAGATGTAGCTGGAAATAACCAACAGTATGTGGAACTTGAGACTACAATTGCTGATGCGACAGATGGATCAGAAGATAGTAACTTTGTCATTAAGACTTATGCGGCTGGTAGTGTCGGAGACAGGTTTAGTATTTTGTCTACTGAATCAGTACTTAATAACGGCTCAAGAGACATAGATTTCCGTGTTGAAAGTGACAACAATGCAAATGCACTCTTTGTGCAAGGTTCAGATGGTTTTACTGGCATTGGGACGAATTCGCCAGCCTATCCTTTTGTTGTTCAATCTGCTAGTCCAAGACTACAGTTATTAGCTACTGGAACAAATACTGGCATTAGTGGTCTTTTGTTTGGTGATGCAGATACTGCAACCAGAGGCCAGATTAACTATAATCACACATCTGATAGTTTAGATGTTGTGGTCAATGCCTCAGAGGTTATGCGCCTCGACAGCGGCGGTAGGGTTGGAATAAACTTAACACCTTCAACGTCCGATCCTTTGACCAATGTCTCTGCAGGTACGCTTCAAGTAAATGGTAACATGGAACTACGGTTTGCAGGTTCAAACTCTGATCCTGCGGGTGCTAGATACTTTAATATTGTAAACACAGACACAACATTGGTTGCGGATCAACCTTTAGGTGGTTTGCAGTGGGTAGGATTAGATAGCACAAATCCAAATAGCAACATGGCTAGTATTACCAGTTACTGTTCAGCTAATACTGGAACTACTGGTGACATACGTTTTAAAATTGCTGCCTCAGAAGCCATGCGCATCTCATCAGACGGATCGGTTGGGATTAATACGAGTTCGCCTAGCGCAAAACTTGAGGTTAAAGCCGCTGATCTCGGGGGCACCGCAGGTGACTCAGAAGAATCGCTACGTCTGACGACATTGAATACAAACGCAGACAAATTAGTCTTTACCAACAAACGTCTTTCCACGGGAACGACATGGACCTCCGCTGCGCAGCAAATACAACGTGTTGTTGATACAACAAAAATGGGCTACATACAGTTTGGCAATGTTGGGTCGGATCTTATTACGTTTGGCGAAGACACTACAGAACGTATGCGCATCGACGGTGACGGTAAGGTAGGGATTGGTACAAATTCCCCGAGCCACTTGCTAGACGTTGAAGGCAGTGCCGATGTTGTTGTGCGTATCGGATCAACAGGCTCAGGTGATGCTGATGCCTCACTCCACCTAGATGGCAGTGACACAGGTGAATCTGCCGTCGTCTTCGACACAGATGGAACGACGGGGGCTTTCATTTCCATGACAGGTGGGGCGGGTGGCGATCTTAACATTGCCACGGAAGCATCTTCAGGGAGAAACATTGATTTACAACCCCAGAATATTGTTACGATGCGGGTGCTTGTTCCATCCAGTGCAACTAGTACCACTGAAATTTTAGAGTTTTTTGCAGACAGTACGAGTGCTGGTAAGATTTCGGCAATGGATGGTGATTTAGTTATCGGTGAGGATGGTGTCGGTATTAAGTTTGAGAACACGGGAGTAGATCGAATAATTCCGGTCAACGTAGATACGTTGGCTATCAGAGACAATGCCATCGATCTCGGTGGTTCAGCAGAGCGTTGGAACGATGCATACATCACCAACGGTGTAACTACAGGTTCTGACGGCAACGACAAGCAAGACATCCGTGACTTGACTGAAGCAGAGCAACGTGTCGCTGTAGCCTGCAAAGGCTTGCTTAAAGCATGGCGCTGGAAGTCTGCCGTTGAGGAAAAGGGTGACAATGCCCGTATTCACTGCGGTATCATTGCACAGGATTTACAAGCAGCATTTGCCGCAGAGGGCTTGGATGCGGGCCGTTATGCGATGTTTATGTCAAACACTTGGACTGACGAAGAAACTGGCGAAGAAAGAACACGAATGGGCGTAAGATACAGTGAACTTCTCGCCTTTATTATAGCTGCTATTTAAGGAGAAACACTATGGCAATCACCTACACTTGGGCTATTCCAACACTAGAACACGAAATCGCTGACGGTGGCGTATATGTAGCACACTGGCGCTGCATAGGCGTTGATGAAGATGGCAATACAGCAAGCTCATATGGCACTTGTGGGCTAACCTACGATGCTTCTGCTGCTGATTTCACGCCATATGACGATATTACTGAGGCTCAAGCGCAAGGCTGGGTCTGGGGTCATGTATCCCAAGAGGATACTGAAGCTGCTATTGCTACTAAGATTGATGCGATAGCTAATCCAACGACTGAGGCAGGAGTGCCTTGGTAAATGTCTGAAGATAGCTGGCACTTGAGCAAGTCTGTACCGATTACACTAATCTTTGGCCTACTTGTTCAAGGGGCGGCTATCGTATGTTC